GGAGCCCCGTACTATCTTGCGTTCCAACGTGAAATCTTTCTCCACATGGCTGCGTGCGAAGCTGATCCCCGTTGTGTCGGTCAGCTTTATACTAAGTGTCGCCGTTCTGGGTATACTAATATCTGTTCTTCTGTTCTTGTTGACGAAGCTACGCAGGTTAAAGACAAGCTTCTTGGGATTCAGTCGAAGACTGGTAAGGATTCTCAAGAGAACATTTTCATGAAGAAGGTCGTTCCGATCTTTAAATCATACCCGTTCTTTTTCAAACCCATCCAAGACGGTACAACTAACCCGCGCATGGAGTTGGCTTTCCGAGAGCCATCCAAGCGAATTACGAAGAATAACAAGACGTCATACAAAGGCGACGCCCTGAATACTATCATCAACTGGAAGAATACCACGAACAACGCATACGACGGGGAGAAGCTACACATGCTGTACCTGGACGAAGCAGGCAAATGGGAGAAGCCAGTTGACATACGAGAAGCATGGCGCATCGAGAGAACTTGCCTTATCGTAGGCAAGAAGATTGTAGGCAAAGCATTGGTAGGTAGCACTGTAAACCCAATGGACAAAGGAGGTAGTGAATACAAAGTTTTGTGGGAGGATAGCAACCCGAACGAAAGGAACGCAAACGGCAGAACTAAGACTGGACTTTACCGTATCTTTGTGCCCGCCTATGAAGCACTTGAAGGATTTTTTGACAAGTACGGAGAGCCAGTCATTGATGATCCTGGTAGTCCTGTGGATGGTATTGACGGTGATACTATTGAGCAGGGGTCGAAGACATACCTAAAGAATGAGAGAGACAGCCTCAAGGACGATGCTTCTGAACTGAACGAGGTTGTCAGGCAGTTCCCTTTTACAGAGGAAGAAGCCTTTAGAGATAGCATCGAGGGGAGTCTGTTCAATGTAGGCAAGATCTACCAGCAGATAGATCACAACAACGACTTGTATCCAAACCCTGTAGTCAGGGGCAACTTCATGTGGAAGGAGAAGGACAAAGAAGTTATATTCTCTCCTGACCCTAACGGTAGGTTCCACGTAGCTTGGCAGCCTGCCTCTGCAGACAGAAACAAATTCATAGATGAACGTGGAAAGAAAAAACCTGGGAATAGCCACATTGGTTGTGGCGGTGTTGACTCTTATGACCTCGATCAAACTGTTGACGGCAGGGGGTCCAAGGGAGCTCTACACTTATACAACAAGTTCAACATGCACGCCCCCGCAAACATGTTTGTTGTTGAGTATGCTTCCAGACCTGACCTTGCCAGCATTTTCTACGAAGACGTTCTTATGTGCGCCTTCTACTACGGCTATCCACTCCTCGTGGAAAACAACAAGTACGGCATTGTAAGGTACTTTGAGTCAAGAGGTTACGATGGCTACCTAATGGACAGACCAGCTCACTTAGCATCTTCCAGCTCTAAGGTTAACGTCAAGACTAAGGGTATCCCGTCGAACTCCCAAGACGTAATTCAATCTCACGCTCAAGCGATTGAGGCTTACATTCATGATCATGTAGGTGAGAACTCAGAGACAGGGGAGTTGGGTAAGATGTACCTCAACAGGACTCTTGAGGATTGGATAGGTTACAAGATCTCAAATAGAACCAAGTTTGACTTGACGATTAGCTCTGGTCTAGCGCTTCTTGGGTCACAAAAAGTCAAAGCAGAGAAACCCAAGTCTGACTTCAACGAGAAGAAATTCTTTAGGCATCATAAGATAAAACACTGGCACTCGTAATTTTAGTATATTTGCGCTAATGTACGGGGACAACAAACCAACCAAAAAAGGATTTCCCAGTCCTCTTGAAAAGAAAGAGGTAAAAGAAAGTCTCTCTTATGGTCTACAATACGCTAAGGCTATTGAAAACCAATGGGGTACTCTCGATAGAGAGAACTCACTTATGAGGCGAAGACGGGATACGTTCCTTAAGAATCGAGCTTACGCTAATGGAACGCAAGACACTGCGATCTACCGTCAGCTTCTTACGGGTATGGACCCGAACAATGGGGATGGGACTTTCCTGAACCTGGACTTTACTCCAGTGCCTATCCTCCCTAAGTTCGCTAGAATCGTAGTGAACAAGATTTTGTCCCGAGAGCCTTACCCTAACTTGGAGGCCGTTGACCCTCTCTCTTCCTCTGAGAAGGATAGGGAGCGCAAGAAGATGGAGGCTCTCATCAAGGCCAAAAAGCAGCTCTCCGAAATCAAAGAAAAGACTGGAGTGGATGTCGCTGAGGTGGACTCTCTTCCAGACACTCTAGAGGAGGCTGAGATCTTTATGGGGAACAACATCAAGTCTTCTTCTGAGATCGCTGCACAGATAGCAACCAACATGACCCTGCAGTGGAATGATTTCCACGACTCTATTTACAGAAGGTCTGTCAAGGATATTGTGGATCTAGGTATGGCTGTAGTGAAAAGAAGCAACGATCCTAACTATGGAATCAAAACGGATTACGTTGACCCAATCGATTTCGTTCACAACGAAGTAAAAGACCCTTCTTTTGGCGATATGGTCTACGCAGGCCACATCAAGAGAATGCCTATTCATGAACTCAAGAGATTGGCTGGAGATCAGCTGACTGAGGATGATTACAAGAAGATTGCAGATAAGGTAAAGTCGAAGAATCAAAACAAGTCTCATAGAATGTCTCAGTCTACGTATGACCCCGAAACAAATCGGAGTCACTACGGGTATGACGAGTTCATGGTGGAGGTTCTTGAGTTTGAGTTTTTGTCTGTGGACAAAATGTACTTCGAGGAGAAGGAAAGCAAGTACGGCAACGTAGGTTTCTACGCAAAGGAAGAGGGATATAAAGCTCCTAAGAATTCTGTATACAGAAGAGAGGTTAAGTGCCTTGAGAACGAGACTGTGTATGGTGGTTACTACGTGATTGGATGCGACAAGCTCTTCAGCTACGGCATGAAGACTAACATCCCCAAAAACCTCTATGACCTTTCAAAAGCGAACCTTTCTTACTCTGTCGTTGCAACGAACATCGACAACATGGTGCCTAAGTCCATGGTGAATAGCTGCATTGGTTTCGCTGACCAGCTCCAGCTTACACACCTCAAGATTCAGCAGGCAGTAGCCAAGGCTAAGCCTGACGGCATCATTATTGACATCGAGGGATTGGAGAACGTCCAGCTCGGTAAGGGGGGAGAGCTTCAGCCACTTGAGCTTCACGACATCTACGAGCAGACGGGTGTATTCTACTACAGAAGTAAAAACCCAGAGGGTGGATTCCAAAACCCACCGATCCGAGAGATTGGTAACGCTGTTCGAAACATCAATGAGTTTGTTGGTCTGTACAATCACTATCTGAGATTGATAAGAGACACTACGGGCATCAACGAGATGATGGATGCTTCTACACCTAAAGGGGATACTCTCGTGGGTGTTCAGCAACAAGCAATCGCGGCTGGCAACAACGCCATTTACGACATGACTCACGCATCTATCGTCCTCTTCAAGAAGGTTTGTTCAGACGTAGTCAAGTGCTTGCAAGTCTTGCCAGTAGGTAGTGTTATCTACGACGCCTACACTAATGCTGTTGGTCAATCTAACATGGAGGTGCTTTCTTCATTCGAGAATCTTCCTATGTACAACTTCGGTGTGAGAATCGTAAAAGAGATGGAGGACACTGAGCGGCAATACCTTGAGCAGAACATTCAGATCGCGCTGTCTCAGAAGGAGTTGGATATCGAGGATGCCATAGCCATAAGACAGCTTAAAGATGTCAACCAAGCCGAGAGGCTTCTTGTTGTGAGGAGGTCTAAAAGAATAGCTCGCAATCAGCAGATTGCAATGCAAAATTCTCAGCAGCAAGCGCAGATTCAGCAGCAATCAGCCGCCGCTGCATCTCAATCCAGACAGCAGGAAATGCAAATGGAAGCTCAGATCGATGCTCAGAAGATGCAAATGAAGGCTCAGTTTGACATGCAGATGGAACAAGTCAAGCATCAATACCGCAAGGAGATTGAGCTTATCAGAGCTCAGGCAACACTTGGATTCAGAACCGAAGAGCAAGAGTTCAAAGAGAAGCTTGAAGTACTCAAAGAGGATCGCAAAGACGAGCGTGTTGAGAAGCAAGCAGTCGAACAAAGCAAGCTTATCTCACAGAGAAAAGGAGATAGGTCGGAGTTGAGTGATGCCAAAGATGTGGCTCAAGAACAGGCCG